GGCAGGATCAGTTTTATCTCCAATGTAGTTAATATCTTCTTCTTCCCCTTCTAGAAATACTACATAGAGAGGTAGGCTGAATTTAGATCGAGGATAAGATACCAATACTTTAACAGGCAGTTTCTGTACTATATATTTAGCTCGATTGATTACCTCAGTATCGTGGGTTAATAAAACCTGTTCTATTTCTTGAGGGTTAGTTTTGAAGTAGTCTAATCCATCTTTTAGTATGGAACTAATTAAATATTCAACTACAGTAAAAGCCATATCAGCCTCCTGCGATTCGGTGCTGCAGTTTGTTGAGTTCCGATTCTATTTTTTTACTTATAGTAGATATAGCCCGTAAACCTGTCCTACCCATAATAAAGAAATGTCTTTTGTTCTTTTCATCCATTCTACGGAAGACCACTAAATGGGTGTATATCATTCTTTGCTTTCCTGCATTTGGTCCCCGTTTAATGGTCTGCACTGTTCCACTAATAGCTCCCCCGAATAAATGTTCTGCTTTAAGTCCTGTAATTGTTTCATATCCTCTTTCTCTCCAAGTAGCTGCCATTTCTTTATCAAATCGGAAGCTGGGTCCTTTAAATTTAGTAGGGATAGTTTTAGTAGTTGACTTATAGGGAGTAAAAGCTACTGCAGTTCCTCTTCTATTATAGGCTGTAGCTTCTCGAAAACGAGATGCTCTCATACTTTCAACTAGGAACAGATGAGGAGATTGCTCTACAAACTTTTTTCTATCATACAAAGTATAAGGACGATATCTGTTTAGGTTCCGAAGTAAGTAGTATTTGAAGGGAATATCATAGTATATCTTATTATCTTTTTTAGTTCGTTTAGCTTTAGCTGGATTTATTTTATCCCAAAGGTAGAAGGATTTATAACCATACTCTAATCTCCTCATAGTTCCATCACTGGTATCTATTCCAATAGTGAATCCTAAGTTGGGAGAATGGTCAGTAACCTCAATGTTTCTTCGATAGTATTTACCTTCTCGGTGAGATAGTCTAGAACTAACTAAGTTCTCTAGATCTTGAAGAGCAGAATTTTTAATCTTAGTTATATCTCCCTTAAGTCTTCCTAATTTTCTTCTATTCTTCTTTAAGTCTTCAGGCAGAGAATCTACTGAAATCTGGAGGGTAGTACTATTCATTGTCTATCACCCTCTTTTTCTCCTCAATCAATAAATCTTCTCTTCTCACTAAGTATTGATTGGGGAGCTTAATTACCTCACCTGAGCTGTTTTTAATTCCTCTAGCTTCGTGAAGCATAGTCATAACTAAATACTGGAGAAAAGATTTATAGCGGATAGATACTGTGTTTCCTGCAGGAATGTTAGTGGTTAGCCAAGTAATGGTGTGATCTTCAAAAGTGTAATCTAGTTCAGGATCACAGGCAGTAAGCACACCATCAGCATCTATATAATAGAGATACTCTATTTCGTGGATAGGGAAATTGACTGTTATAGTATCTCCTTCTTTAGGGTAACTCTCAATGTAGGTAGTCTCAAAGTCATTGATAATGATTCTATCTCTAGTAGAGAGCTTAATAGTAGAGAGGGTAGAGACATTAGCTACTCCAAAAATCCACAGACCTGGTTCAGCAAAAGAAGGAAAGCCTTCCATACTGGTAAAGAGAGCTAAGTTCTCTTGAGGATCTAAATAGGTAAGACCTCTTCCGTAGCAGTAAGGACAGTGGGGGTTGGGAATTCCTACTTCATTAGCACAAGGACAAATGATAGCTTTTTCCCAAGTTATAGGAACTCCGTGCTGTTCTACGAATTGGTCAAACTTCTCTAAGTCCTCATTGCTTTGCGGAGGATCTAATACTCCTGAAGTAAGAAAAGTAAAGTTCTTATATATCATAGAATAGCTATATCCCTACCTCTAATGGTTTCCAATACTTTCTCATAGAAGAACTTAACATCCGCCCGATACTGTCTGATTCGGGGATGATCTTGTAATATAGATGTAGATTTAGATACTCCATCTACTGAAATACTAGAACTACCTACTCCTGGACCAACTACTAAATCTAAGAAGGTTTCACTTATCCCTATCACTGCTTCTTTAGCTATGATGTCTTTAAGCACAAAAGGGACTTTATCTTTCTCAAAGCCTGCAGTGTATTCTATCTGCCACAGTTGAGGAGCATAAGTCCAACGGCGTAAGAATACTGAGAGCCAGTCTCCACCTCTGGTAATCAATAAACTACCCAATACTCCGAAAGTAGGAAAGATTTGCAGCTGTCCTTCTTCTTTATTAACTCTCAGCCATTCATTGGGAAACTGAAAAACATTGTAATCAGCAAAGACTATCTTTAAGCTTTTCAATTCCAATACTGGTCTGTGATAAAGAGTGAGATAGCCAAAGTTAGAATAGTCTTTAACATAATAATCTTGCCTATCTACAAACTCTGTAGGAACTAATATTAAATCAGTAGCTAGAGATACTCTATTTTGAGATGCTAGAATATGTGTTCTATATAACTCCAGAGGGATGGGATTACCATTTCTATCCATAATATCCCACCCCCACAGATAATTATTCTTTAACTCCGTAGGAGTAATAACTAATCCTGCATCAGGATCTTCTTCAGGTGGAATGATAGGATCTAATTCGCTGCTCATTGAACACTCGTGTAGGTGAAGCCATAAAGATTGGCTTTCACATCTCCAGAAGAGCCAGTCATAGTCAGAGTATTAGCCTTCTCTAAATTAAGAACTATACAGGTAAAAGGAGAATAGCTAACTGTTCCATTGACATCTATTTCTAAAAGAGTCTTACCATCACCAGTTAGGGTGGCAGTAGCTCCTGTTCCTGAAAGCAGACAGTCAGTAATTACTAAGTAAGTGTTATTCATTACTGGAAAGGTATAAGTTAGACTAGTCTGTCCTGAAGCAGTAATAACTACTCCATCTAGTTTTTGATTAGTTAAATCAGCAATAGAGAGACGAAGTCCAGGTAGTTTTACCATTTATCCTACCTACCTTTTTTCTTTGACTTGGGTTTTTCTTCTATCTCTTCTTCTTTAACTTCTTCTTCTTTAACTTCTTCCTTAATCTCTTCTTCTAAGTCATCTATAGATATGGATTTTACTTCCCGCAGGTCTACCTTATTGGCAGCAGGATGATCTGCATCAGTAAATCCCTTTATTTTAAGTAGGGCTTCAAACAATTCCTGATCAGGGATATCACCAATTCCTTCTTCATTAAAGCGGATGGTTTTTCCACTAACCAAGAGCTGTCTATTCTTCAAATCGATGTTTCGAATAAGCATATCTAACCTCCTAAAGGGGGCACCAAAACAATGCCCCCTCCTAAGTTATTAAGCAACTAAGCGACCGATGTTTTTAACTTTTACCCACTTACGAGGAGTAGTAAGAACCATAACCCCGTAAATGACCAACGCCCATCGGTAGCTGGTATCAATCTGAGCTAGGTCAATTTTCATCAGAGGGGAGAGCTGACGGAAGTGAATGATATCAGGATTCATTTCTCCTAAGAAAGCTACTCTAGTTCCAGGCATAACGGAATTAGTATCATTCCAAACAGTAGCTCCTGAACCAGCTTGATCCTGACAAGGAACAGCAGCTATCCAGTAGTATTTACCACCAGTATTATCATCTTTGCGGTAAATGTTGTAGTATTCTACATTGTTAGCAGTAGGAGAAGTAGCATTAGCAATAGTAATAGGAATGTGTTTAGTTACATCACTAGAGGTTAAAGTTACATCAACATCTCCTGCCACTCCTGCGGATTCACCATTGAAGTTGCAAGCTGTAACTTTGTAAGATACAGTTCCACCACTGGGGAAAGATTTAACAAAATCACCATCTGAACCAGTAGGCGTTCCAATAGTTACTGCAGAAGGAGGAAGAGGAACATCAACATTGGTATTAACTAACGGGCATTCTCGCAGTGGAGAACGAAGGTCAGTAGATTGTAAGAAGAAAGCGGGGCTAACTCTGATGGTTCCTGCTTGAGTAACCATACTTCCAATCTTTACTCCAGCAGTATATTCACCATCATTGGTAGGTAACAAGACTTTCTCTTTGGGGAAGAAAGTAGTATTGAGGTCCTGCCAAACTGCATAGTCTAAATACATCCGATTAGGCATTCCGTAGTTATCTAACACTACCTGAGCAATACTATTGACAGCTCGCTCAGTTAAAGGCTTATTCCTCATATCTACTTCTACTTCAGCAAAGTTCCACAGACCATCAAACTCTAAACCTTCCGATGGTCTTCCACCAACTTCGTGTCCCAGTTTAGAGTTACCATAAAACATAGACCACTCTAACTGACGAGCAATAACCATAGCTCCGTTCCTGTTTTCCATAGTAACAGGATCAGTAGCATAGGTTCTAGCCATCATCATAGGGTGGGTTACTCGTCTGCGGGTTCCAATATACTTAACAAAAGCTACCATACGCTCTAGCTGAGAAGTAGTTTCATTGGGAAGACTACCTTCTCCCATAAACCCTCCTTCAGCTGTTCCGTAGCCAGTTAATCTAATATACTGCTCGGCGGTAGAGTAAGCGGGGATTTTAGCTATATCATTCCAAATTCTAAAATGCTCATCACGATAAGTAGTGATGTGCAGTGTATTATCTACGTCTTCAGCACGAATTGCTGCTCCATCGGTCATAGCCAATGGATTAACTTCATAGCCTGCATATAAGGCTTTCTGAAGTGCAGCAAGCTCCTCTACTGAGGACATGCCAAATCCTTCATTAAACTGGAAAAGCGGGTTACTCATTGAGTGGGTACACCTCCAAGGGATTATATGTTTTAATCTTTGTATTCAAGAACGGCTTTTTGAACTTTCTCTGGTAGCACTTTAAATCCAAGTTTCTTATTAGCATCCCAGAAAGCTAAATCATAATCAGAAACTACACCTTTTTGGAACAGAGCAGTTAAGCGTTGAGTAACTACTGATTTAGAAAGCTCTTCTCCTTCAGGAGGAGTTTCTTGATTTTTGAACCGCTCAATAGCATCTAAAGATTTCTTAGTTTTAGGAGTATCTTCCAGCTGTTTAATGCGGGCATCTACTTCAGCTTTGAAATCTTCCAAGCTTTTGTTTAACTCTTCTTTAGTTTCTGTTATGCTCTGGTCTACTGCTTTAGTTATCTCTTCAAAAGATTTAACTAATTTAGCAAAGCCTTCTACGTTTTTAGTATTGGACTCTTCTAAAGACTTATTAAGCTCTTCTAAAGAACCCTCTACTTTCTCTTGAATAGATTTGAAGAAGCCATCTACTTTAGTGAATAAATCATTAAGAGACTTCTCTTCCTTTTTTTCTTCTTCTTCTTTTTTCTTTTTCTTTTCTTCTTCGTCCTCTTCTTCTTCTTTCTTATCTTCTCCATCAAGAGATTTCTCTAATGATTCATTTAAGTTAAAAAAAGACTTTAGTTCATCAAGGGGTTTTTCAAAAATACCCATTATGTCGTTGCACCTCCATTAATTTTTATACACATCAATAAGCTTCTTAACGTCTTGATTAGTGAGCATAAATGCCAGCACCGCTTCTTCTCTATTTAAGAATCCTTTTTTAGTTAGATAAGAAAGGCACTGCTCTAAATTATCAATGGCAAAGCGGATAGCACTGACTATTTTGCCTATTGATTCTTTTCGCAGAGCTTCTCCTCCTGACATAGCAGTAGGATTAACCTCGTATCCTGCTTCTAAGGCTTTGCGGAGTTCATCATCAACTTCTCCTTTAAAGGATTTCAGCAGGGTTTTAAGAGTAGCCTTGGGATTAATGGGTCTAGGAGTAACAGCCACTTCAGTAATCATGGCTTTAGTTACTATCTTAGGATTAACTGGATCTCGCTCAACTATCACTCCTTCCACAGAAAAAGATAAGTTTCTATTAGATTGGGATTTATGTAAAACTTTAATTAAATTCCAGGTCTCATCAGCTA